GGCGGCATCGTGCCGATCGACTTCTACGACCAGCTTCTTTCGTACCTGATCGAAGTCAGCGGTGTCATGCAGACGGGTCCGACCGTCCTCAACACCGTGGGCGGCGAGCCGATCCAGGTCCCGATCGTCAACCAGCACACGGGCCTCTCGTCCGCGTCGCAGGTGACCGTCTCGGCCGCGCAGGGCGGCGTCATCCCCTCGGCGGACCCGGTGTTCGCTCAGAAGACCCTCACCGCCAACAAGTTCGGCATCCTGATCCAGGTCTCCAGGGAACTGATCGATGACTCGGGCGTCAACCTGCTGGGTTACCTGGCGATGTCGGCGGGCCGCGCGCTCGGCAACTTCCTGGGCAACGAGCTGGTCAACGGCGGGTCCGGCATTTCCGGCTCGATCCTCGCGGCCCCGGTCGCGATCACCGGCCCGGCATCGGCGGCTGGCCCCACGGCCAACGGCTGGGTCACCGGTGGCCCCACGTACGCCAACCTGGTGGACATGGAGTACTCGGTCATCGCTCCCTACCGTCAGAGCCGGTCCTGCTACTGGCTGGCGGCGGACAAGACCCTCGGGGTGCTGCGCAAGCTCACCGACACCGTGGGCCGTCCGATCTGGGAGCCGTCCACCGTGCTCGGTGCCCCTGACCTGCTGCTCGGGAAGCCGCTCGTCGCGGACCCGTTCATGCCGGCCATCGGCTCGGCGGCGACCTCCATCGTCTTCGGTGACTTCTCGCAGTACTTCATCCGCATGGTCGGCGGGGTGCGGTTCGAGCGTTCCGACGACTTCGCCTTCTCAACCGACCTGGTGTCCTTCCGCGCGGTGATCCGCGCTGACGGCAACCTCATGAACCCGCCGTCGTACGCCCCGCAGCCGCTCGCGGTCTTCAAGGGCAACACCGCCTGATCCCTCCTAGTAACGGGAGCCCTCGCCTTCGGGTGGGGGCTTTCGTGTATTCTCTTCACATGGCTACCGTAAGACTTCTCTTCGCAGTAAAGATGGACGACCCGTACGTGATCGTCGGGGACGCCAACAGTGTGATACAACTTCACGCCGCAGCCGCCGACTGGGCAGTCACGCAGAAGTACGCGGTCTACGAGGGCGCTCAGGAGATCCCGGTCGTGCAGCGCGAGCCGCTGATCCCGGATAAGCCGAAGGTCATCGACCCGGCTGACCTGGTGTCGGACCCCGAGGCGCACCAGACTCCGGACGACGGGTTTCCTCCCTCGGGTGATGGCAGTCTCGCTCCCAAGCAGGAAGTTCCCAAGCGCCCGTACGGCAACCAGCCCAAGTCGATGTGGATCACGTACGCTACCGCCGTGGACCCGGACCTCACCGCCGAGCGGGCCGAGGGCATGTCCAAGGCCGACCTGATGTCGCGGTACGGCGAAAGGCTCTGATACCCTGGAGATCCGGCGCTAGCAGTCCGGGCTTAGTTGCGCGCTAACCACGCGAGGGAGTATCAGCCCGGGGTCTACAGGATGGCCTGCCCCATGAAGTGGGGACCAGTTAGAATCTGGGCGGCAATGGTACTACTTCCCCACGGCGTTCTTGCGTCCTACACTGGGATTGACAACCTCTGTGAAAGGACATCACCGTGGCAACAGTTAGCGACGGCCAGAACCCGGGCCGCAGCTCGACGCCGCAGCGTCAGTCGCCTGGGACGAAGCGCCAGGGTCGCGGTGGCGGACCCTCTGACCCGACCGTGCAGGAGGGCCAGCTTCCTTCCGAGATCTTCGGCTTCTCGCAGCACTACTCCACCGGGGCTCCCGGCTCCTCGGGTGGGTCGGCTCCTGGCGGGGACGCGGTTACGGTTCAGGCCGGCCAGCTCGAAGGTGAGACCCCCGGCATCCAGGTCACCTCGCAGGAGGTCACCGACACCGGTCTCCACGGCACGCAGGGTCACACCCCCAGCGCCGGCGGCGGGAGCGTCCGGTACACCGACCCGTTCGGGTACATGGGCAACGACCACCGCGACTCGCACGCGAGCGGCACCGTGGACGGTCCTGGCGACTGGACGGCGATGGGCGACGACTCCGGCTTCAGCGGCGCTACCTTCCCTGTGCTGGAGGGCAACCGCCCGACTCACACCGGGGCAGGCCAGGGCAGCGTCGGCCACCGCGCGAAGAACCCCGACGCGGGCAAGTGACGTGAAGAACGTTCCGGACGCGAAGTGGCCGACAGCCCCGGCGCATGTCGGTGCCTTCGGGCCATTTTACGGCCGGAACGATCACGGCGAGGGCATGCCCGAGAGGGCGACGCTCACGCCGTCAGCCGACGACCCGCCAGCACAAGAGGAGGTGGCAAGCGATGACTGTCAGCAAGGACCCGAACAAGGTGACTGTGAAGGACCTGTCGAGCCTGCCTGAGAATCAGAGCTTCCCGGCCTACCACAGCTCCATGGCCGGCGGGAACATGACCACGACCAAGAACCCTCACTTCGCAGGCCAGGGCACGGACTCGGAGGCCACGCACGACGTGGTAGCCGGGAACGTGGACTGGGTGGGGAACATCCAGAACGTGCCGGTCCTGCCTGGGCCGGACGCCGTGGGCGACAGCCACCTGTCCACGGATGAGAAGGGCAGCAACGGCCACGACTCGGCCATCCATCCCTGGAAGGAAATCTGATGGCGTACACAACCGGCCAGACGATGGCCCAGCTCGCGACCGCGCTGGTGACCGCTGGCATGACTACCGACGCGGCCAACAACGCCGCTGCCACCCTGTCCTGGGCTCCGGTGAACACCACCGCGTGTCCCATCGCGGGCATCCTGGTAAAGGTCACCACGAACGCCACCAACGGCGGCGCTCCGGCCTTCTCCTACGACGCGACCCCCTCCTGATCTGAAGGAATAGCCCGATGGCGTACACGGCAAACCAGAACTCCGTCCAGCTCGCGACCGCGCTGGTCAGCTCAGGCGTGGCCACCAACGGCTCTGTGCTCCAGGACCAGGCCAACAACGCGGTCGCGGCGCTGGGCCACCAGCCGACCAACACGATCGCCGTCCTCTGGGGCGTCCTCTGCAAGGTCACTACCAACTGGAACAACGCGGGCGCGTCGGGGGCTCAGTTCTCCTACGACGCGGCACCTTCCTGATCGGAGCTAGGTCATGGGCTGGACCACGAACCAGACGCCCTTCCAGACGATGAACGCTCTGGTGACTGCTGGCGCGCACCCGTACGCGGCGGCCGAGTCCCTGGCGTCCCTGGCGCACAAGCCAGGTGTTCCCATCGTGCTGTGGGGCGTCCTGGTCCAGTGCACTACGGGCTGGAACGGCTCGCAGAACCCTGTGTTCGAGTACGACGCCACGCCGGCGGCAGGCTCGACGGGACAGACGATCGCCCAGGCTATTACGGCACTCGTAGCGGCAGGCGCGCTCCAGGACCAGGCTGTGCAGGCAGTTCACAACCACGCCTGGTACCCCGGCCAGTCCTATACGCGCTGGGGCGTCATGATCAAGTGCACCACCGGCTGGAACTCAGGAGCCCCTGCGTTCTCCGTCAACACCGCACCGAGCTGAGGAGGCTCCAAAATGGCACGCTCATGGGGACCGGTAGAGAAGCCGGTCGAGCACAACGTCAAGGGCATCGCGGCCGATGAAGAGGGCGCGGTTACCGAGATCGACCACGCCGGCTCGAAGGGCGGACCCGACCACCCGAACGCGAGCTACGACGCCACTGACGGCCGGCACAACAAGGCCGACCACGGCGGCTGGCCCTCGATCGACCCGAAGTCAGGCCCGACCGACACCAGCGACTTCGGCCAGGGCACCGGCCGCTTCAAGGACGGTCCCGGCAAGTGGCGGCAGACCTGACGGTGGCCGCCGTCCTGACGCACGCGCAGCTACAGTCGAAGCTACTGGCTCTGGGAGTTCCCAGGCTACTAGCGGCGGCTGTAGTTTCGCTTATGGACTACACGGCGGTCGAGAGCATCGTCTTCACCAATGCGGGCAAGACCCTCACTGTGTCCGTGGACCGCAAGACGAACCTCTACGGGCTCGGATCGAAGTGATCCTGCTGTTCGTCGGGGGCATGCTCCTGGTCCTGGCCCTGTGCGCTTTCCTGCTGATCTGGTGGGGGATCAGGCACCCGTACAAATAGGGTGTAGACTGCCCGCATGATCGTCTACGCCTCCCACGACGGCGGGTCCGGCTGTGCGTGGTACCGGATGCTCGTGCCCCTGCGCGCCGTGGATAAGCTGTGTGATGACGTAACAGTCCACTTCCGGGCGGGCGGCCCGAGGATGATGAAGGAGCAGCACCCTCAGCTTCTCGTCACCGAGGCCCAGGAAGCAGACGTGATCGTAGCCCAGCGGGCCAACTCGATCGAGGGCATGGGCGTCTGGCGGCGCTTCTCCACGCCGTGGTGCCGGACCGTCTATGAGAACGACGACGACATCTGGAACATCACCTACGAGAACAAGGCCGCCTACGAGAGCTATGCCGATGGCGGCGCGGCGCGCGAGGTGATGCTGCGGCTGATCTCCACCTCGAACATGTCCACCGTCTCTACCCCGTACCTGGGGGACAAGGTGCGCGAGCTGACGGGCTGGGGGACCAACGTGGTGGTCCTGCCGAACTACATCCCCGAGTACGTCCTGGACATGAAGCACGACGAGCGCAACGGCAGGCCACGGCTCGGCTGGATGGGCGGCGCGAGTCACGCCAGGGACATCCTCCAGGCCACGAGCGCGGTCAGGCGCTTCATGAAGCGGTTCCCGTCCTGGGACCTGGTGGTCAACGGCACGGACTACCGGGACGACTTCAAAGTCGCTCGTGACCGCGCCTATCACGTGCCCTGGATTCACGTCTGCGACGACCCGGATGTGTTCTACCGGATGATCGACTTCGATATCGGCATCTGCCCGCTGCTAGACACCGAGTTCGCCCGCTCAAAGAGCCACATCAAGCCCCTGGAGTACATGGCCCGGGGAATACCCGTGGTAGCGTCTGACGTTGAGCCCTACCGGCACTTCATAGATCACGGCGTCAACGGCTTCCTCGTGAAGCAGGGACAGGAGCACGAGTGGCTGCGGTACCTGTCCGAGCTGGGCGGGAGCACTGACCTGCGGCTGAAGATGGGCGAGGCGGCCAAGGCCAAGGCGCGCGAGCACACGATCGAGAAGAACTACATGAAGTGGGTAGACGCGTACAAGTCGATGTTTCCGAGCGGATGGGAATTCAAGGGATGACGACCGCCGATTTCCCCTACCAGGACTACGTGCAAGAGCGCGTCACGATGACCCCGGAGAAGTTCGGCTGGATGGGCTCGTTCATGCGCTCCACGCTCCGGGCAGAAGAGGCCAGCGATCAGTACCGGGCCGCCATGTTCGATCAGCTCCTCGTGCGGTTCACGGCCCAGGTCATGTCCGGCCGCACCGTCAGCGAGCGTCCCGAGGTCACCTTCACCTACTACACCCCGGATACCTGGTGGGATCACGTCAAGAAGGCCCTGTGGGACTGGCGGGACAAGCAGAATCGCCGCTGGGAGGGCACCGGCTATGACGGGCAGCCCGACACCCCGCCGCCGTGGATGATCCTCCTGTGGCCGTTCCTGGCGCTGTTCCCGAAGTGGGGCCGGAGGTACCCGCCCAGGACAACTCCCAAGATCGCCCGGACCAACGTGGACTTCAAGCAGAGCGTGCTCTACCCGGAGCTGGACCACATCCCGCCCGAGTTCGGCCGGCCGGTGATCTACGAGACGCTGACCATGCCCGGAGCGGGTCTGGGCTACAGCGTGGGTGCGGGCGTCTCCCGCTTCCTGACCCGGTACGAGATCATGAACGAGTTCATGCGCGACCCGGATTCCGCCTGGTACGACAACTCCCTGGGCAGCACCGCGCACCCGGTGAAGTTCATGGACTGGCTCGAACGTAAGGGCGTCAACCCCGATCAGCTCGTCAAGAGGCGCTGATGGCCGCTTACGTGATGACGGTCTCCTCGTACAACGACGACGGGTCGAGGACGACGAGCTTCTGGAATATCAGCCAGATGACGGCGGCTGTGATCCGGGGCTGCTACGGGCCGCCCGCCGAGGAAACCCTGGAGTCGGCCGAGGGCATGGCCCACCGACGTAGCATGCTGGAAGACGATATAGTACGATTCACCCCCGAGAAGGAGAGCGAATGAAGTAC